GTGTGAGCGGAGTTAAAGGTACGCCTTTTTGATCTTTGGCTTCTTCATAAGCCAACTTACCAATTAAGCCTGCAAGTCCTGCAATACCTAATTTACCCATCATGCCCATGCCACCGCTTGAGGAGCCAGTGCTAATAATTTTTCCATCTTTGTCAACCTGTACACCAGTCCCATAAGCATCTTCTAGTCCGCTTCTTCCACCAAGCCCTATTCTGTCACCAATAGCCTTAATGAAAGGGTTTGTTCCACTACCTTGTAATCTTTTTATTTCTTCATCTGATACAGGCATGCCTGTTTTGGTGTTTATATATCCTTGGTTAACTGGGTCATATTGTATTTCTTCAGGCAAAGGTTGTTCACCACCACCAAGCAAACCAAAATAACCACCTACTTGATCATCTCTATAGGTCTTAGCAATATCTCTACCATATTGTATTGGAGCAAACTTGCCATCAACTGAACCTATGGCTTTTAAAGAATCCATAAAGCCTGCATCAGCACCAAAGTTTGCTTTACCAAGATTACTGATAGCACCATCCTTACCAAATACTTTTTGAGAGCCACCTGCACCAATAGTCATTAGATCACCAATGCCACCTTCACCCTTAGCTATGTTATAAACAGACTCAGCCTTGTTGTATATGATTGCGGGTGCTTGCCAAGGACCGGGTACCACTGCGGCTATCTTAGCCACTGGCTTTAAAACTTTTCTTCTAAATTTTTGAAATGCTGAACCTATACCAAATTCTTGCAGACCAGTTTCAGGATTTATCGAGGCTATACCACTAATTTCTCCTGTGGTATCTACAATTCTTGAATCAGGGTCTATGCCCATTTGCATCATGGTTTCATCTAAGCTTTGAGCTGCTTGTGGGTTTGCTTCTAAAACTTCAGCAGGAATAACCGCTTCCCCCTCAGATAAATGACCCAAAGTGGTGTCATTCATTCTGCCCGTTTCAACACCAAGTTTAAGCAATGGGTTGCCTGATTGGTCTACTTTTTGTTTGACCGCAAACCTCATCAGCTCGTTAATGCCTTCAGCACCCTCACCGCTAACTGGCATCATTCTGTCTTTTAAAATTTCTTCTTGAATTTCTTTGGGTGCGACTTCTTTTACAGTTTGCACAAATGCGTCTACATCCATGCCTGTACCCATTTCGTTGAGTATTTCTTGTTGAGCTTGCATAGACTCAGGTGAGTTCTGCGGATATGTCATTATGGTTCTAACTTGTTGTTCAAAACCAAGATCGACTAATGGTTGCATGACGCTTGTGTCTACATTTGACATCATTGGGTCTTGTACACCACTTAATAAAGCTTTATTTCTTTGACGAATCATTTGCAAAAGCTTTTCTGATTCTTCGGGTGTTTGAGCATTCTTTTGTAGCTCAACTAAAGTGTTGTACACCTTTTCTTCGTTTGAAAGTTCTTTAGGTTGATCTGTATAAAAACCATTGGCTGAACCCATTCTTCCTGCCATGGGGCTTTTTTGTCTCGCCTCCATGACCTCTTGTTCGGTCATTCTCCGAGCAAGGGGATTTATATCTTGTGTGAGGTTTTGTATTCTTTCTTCTAATGTTGCCATATTAACTCGTTGTAACTGTTACGGAGCCTACAGCCCCTGTTCCACTCACGCCACTCAAATATGTTTGGTGACTATATAAATCACGAAAAGCATTCCCGTCATACGCTTGGTGAATCTCTAGTGTCGTATTAAACACTATATCACCCGCTATAAAGTTCAGTTCACCTAATTCGGATTGGTTGAACTGCGGGGTTCGATTTGGGTCGAACTGTCCTAAGTTTAACTCAAGTATCCTGACTAATCTATTAAAAACATCAGGTGTTACTTCGTCTAAAGCCTGCGGTAACCTTGTCGGTAATAGCTTTGCCATTATCTTGTACCATCAGGCTGTATATACATTCTAGTATATCCTAGTCTCCATTGCACTCCTAGTCTGTTTGCTGTGTCTGCGTCATCATCACTTTGCAGTCTTAACACAGCCTGTCTTGCTCTAGTTCGTACATTTAATTCATTGGTGTTGTTTGAAACATCCTTAGTAACCTTGGTTGATAAGCTTTGTGCAGGAAAGTTTCTTGTTTTAATTTGCATGTTTATTTGCGGTACACCACTGGCTGTATTGGTACCATAAAATTTAATATCAGGAATGATTTTGCTAATAAAGGCAAAGTCGTTGCCTTCTTGCAAATCAAAATCAGAGCTTTCAATAAAGACATTATCCATTGGAGAACCATCGTTATCTTCGCCTGTTTCTTGGTTATATAAATAATTGTCATTGGTAGCCACTGGTGCAATAAACACATCTTCATCAAGCCAAGCAGTTCTAACTAACTCACCTATGCTCCATGTATTTTCTAAATAGTTATATATAACATAGCGTGATATTTCACCAGTGTTATCTTGAGTTGATGGATAGAACCACCACACTTCATTGTATTGTTTATTAACCAAAGCAAATGTTTTAAACAACTGTGATAAGTCTAAGTTTTCTTGCACATAACTTAAGACAGTGCATTCTAGTCTTTGTACACTACCGTTGTAACGATAGAAACCATCTTCAGCCATCCAATAAACACCATTCGGTGCATTGATACAAGCATTGGGTGCGATCATGCCCACACCTTGATTGATTAAGTTGACTGCAAAAGTTAAAGGTGGTCCAACAAATTGTATCGAATACAAAGCTGAATCAGTCCACACAAGAGTTTCTTGCCTTGATCTTATCCCACCAATAATCTCACTACCCACAGAAAGTCTCACCGAGCCTGCGGTATTGGTTGTTAGTGGCTCCCACTCAGTTACGCTTTCTTGATCAGAAAAAGCAATAAGCATAGGATCAATAGCCCCTGTTCTAGCTGTGCCTGCGTCATTAATAGGATCAGCACCTAAAACAAACACATGTCTATCTGTTTCGGAAACAATGGTTTGTAAGCCAAGGGTAGGAGCTAAGTTTGCTCCTGACAAAGATGTAATGTTTACGGCTCTTGCAGATGTGCCTCCTGAAGAATCCCAATAAAAAACACCACCGCCTCTTGGGTTTAAAACTAAATCTTCACCGAAATTATCAGACGACCATAATCTAAGTTGATTGGTGAAGGTTAAAGAGCTTGCAGAGCCATAGGCATTTGAACCCCAAGTATTAACACCCCAACCAGTTGATGATACAAAATTATCAAGCCCAGTATTAAGTTGGTAAGCACCTACTACGCTACCACCCCCATTACCACTATCGCTTGCATTTGCGGTTACAGTGCTACCGCTAGTATCCTTGGCTTCTATCGTATAAGAGTTAGCATTTACAATGGTTGCAATTTGATATTCTTGATTGAGTACAGTAGCTGTAATATTGCCACCTAAACTGCTAGCACCTGAAAAAGTGACAAAATCATTTTGCACAGCACCGTGTGCTGTATCAGCAACGGTAATTGTTGCATCACCATTGCTTGCAGAAAAAGTTACATCACCTGCATTTGTGGTTAGTCTTATTGGAGTGATGTCATAGAAGTTGTTACCTTCTTGTACATAAGATTTTAAATGAGTACCAAGAAATAAAAACTTTGTTCCTGCTAAAGAAATCCAAGCAAATAAATTTCTACAAGTTCCTAAAAATGAATTTGTGGTGTTTTTTGCCCAACCGCCTAATTTTTCAACAAAACCTTTTCTAAACCTAATTAAAGACGCATTGAACCATCCGCCTGCGTTAGTGTAATCGGTTCCTTCTCTATCTATTCCTGCTTTAAACTGAAACTTTGCGTATGGCATGTTTCATTGCTATTAAGCGATTCGGATAATAGCTGTCGATGAAGCTGCCGCAGGAAATACAATTGTAAAGTCACCTGCTGTTGAAGTTTTGTCGCCACCAAAATCAATTGTGGCTACCGATCTGTCAGCATTGGTGTCGTTATAAATCATACAACCCCTTGCAGTGATAGTAGCTGTACCAAAAGTTAAATCAGCAAAGTCAGTAAAACCAGTAGTTCCTGAGCTTGTTGGATTAATATTTGTTAGAGCTGCTCCGCCTGAAGTATAGTTTGTGCCACTGGCTTGACCAGTTGTAGTAAAAGCAGTTGTGGTAGCACCCAATGTTGCTGAACTTGTGTACAAAGCTAACTTAAATGAGTTTCCGCCTGACGCTAAAAAATTGTGCTTACCTTCAAGTAACTCTTTTTTAAAGCTTGTTGTAAGTGTTGATGTAATTGCCATAATTATAGTTTCCTAATTAAATCAGCAGAATCTTTAAAACCTGCTTTTTCTAATTGATTGTTAATTGTAATCCTATCAGATTTTATGGCATTTTGCATATATAGTTCAATAACTTTTTCAATATTATCTTTATACTCTTTTACCTGTTTTTGTATTTGCTCAGGTGCATCTTCACTTATATGAACAATTCTATCCACACATCTTTTAGCCCAAAAGTCTACTGGATGTCCGCCCTCTTTTGTGGTGTGTACTTCAATCGCACCAATGTTTCCTAAGGTTGTATCTTCAATCATTTACCACTCCTTTGGTTCAACTGGGTCTGTTTTATCATCATGTCTACCAATAAGTTGTGGTTCTATTGGCATTCTGTTTACTGTAAGCTCGCTCATTTTTTTTACAACCATTTTATCGCCATCCATTAAAGGCACTAATGGGTCTGCTAATCTATGATAGCCATAAAGTTTTTCACGAGTTTCTACATTTGTATCTAACAGCGTAGAAGAACTGGCAACACCTACTTCCATGCCTGCATGCATACATTTCGACAACCAAAACTCTACACAAGCTCTGCCTGATTCAGCAAAATGTAGGTTGCCTTTGTAGGTAAAATCGACTCCATATATTTTTAATGTGCCAACCTTATTCCATAAAGCAAATGCTATAGCATAAGCCACGGTGTTATTTAGATAACAACAATTTAAATCTCCAACAACTTCATCAATTGGATATAACACTAAGTTTTTTGCTCTTTCATCGAGTTGACATGTGTAAATTGGCTTGTCGCCTTTTGTTAACATTCTTGTCATGCCACTGGTTTGTCCGCCTGCATCATCGCTGTCTAAAAACCTAGATGGTGGGTCCATCATAAAAGTTCTATCGTGATATATAACAGAGCCTACAGCATTAATACCCCAAACCTCGTCAAAGTTGTCTCCATGAGATGCTGCTAAATTATAGTCAAACCAACTGCGACCCAAGCCAACGATAGCTACAGTCTTGCCTTCAAGTTTTTTTATTCTTTTCATTTTTCTCCTCTCAAAAAGAAAATTAAGTTACATTAATTCTAAGCGAATCATACCTCATTTCATCTCTTGTATCTCTGCCCTCACCTAAGTTCTTAAGCCTACCCAAAGCTTCTTTGAATTTAGAGTCTAATATACCAATTTCTGCTTGTGGTAGTTTTAAAAATATTGCACCCTCAACCAAACATGCGTATAGAAGCGTGTCAGGAGCCTCGGTTGATAAATATGTAGTAGCACTGACACCATTGTATTCTACAGTTGGATCAGTAATTGATTTGGGTCTTGCTAAATAATGAAGTTCTACATCATAAGCTTGATCAGGAACTGGTGACACTTCAAAGCTTGATTGGTCAAATATTGAATAGTATTTTGGCTTTCCTCTAGTGGATGTATTTGAAGAATATTCTTTGATAAAAGAATTATGTTTAAAATCGCAATAAGTATAATTTCCACCATCTATAACTGCTAAAGAAAAACTACCAAGCCAATCTGTTGGTGTGTTTAAAAACCTTTGATCTGCCGTTAAATTACCTGAAACATTTTTTCTTTGATCAGGTAGCTGTACTACTTTAAATATCCTTTCTTCACCTTGCAAAATAAATGTATCAAGCTGATTTACAAAAGTGGTTTCGTCAGTTTCAAGATAATCTTGAATAGCTGTTTTTAATGTTGTTAATGTAAAGCTCATGTGTTTGTTACCGTAACTGTACCTAATTCAGATTCTAAAGCATTAGGCACTGTAAGTGCTGTTCCTATTATACCCAAATCCCAGTTTGTATAAACTGTAAAATTGCTTGGCACTACGCTTGTGTCCACTCTTGGATTGCGTAAAGCCTCAGGATCAGCCAAGTTTCTTCTTGTTTCTAATTGTGGGTGTTTGGGTTCATAGCACTCAGGACAGGTTCTGTAACCATTCCATTCTTTTTTAAGTTCTTTTAAACCGTATCTAAAACCACATCTATCACAGATACCATACGCATTCTTTTCCGATGCGAATGCCATTATGCGTAATCGTATGCCCTAGTATCAGGGGTTGCTCTAAATGATGCTCTGTCCTCGTCTTGACTTAAAGCTCTTTCAAACTCTTCTTCATAGAGTTGTTTTAACATGCCCGTTCTTTCGGGAGCTTTTTTGAGGGATAGATAGTAAGCCAATCCTGCACTAAGGCAAGGATAGAACCTAAATGGCATCTGCAAAGTATCGGTTGATGCATCTACATCATCCATACGCATAATTCTATTTACATAAAGAACATCTGTTGAGTTTTCAGGGGCGTTGTATAGATAGATTGTTGGTGTAATTTGTTTGTCTACAAAATATTGAGATGGTCTACCTTGTGCAGTTTTATCAGGAATAGCTGCATATTCACTTCTTGAGATTTGATTCATTTGCAAATCGCTTGGTGTGCCATTAGTTGTTCTTCTGATAAATGCATCTAACACATCAATTACAGCAGTTGGATTTGTTGCATCCAAATCATAAGATGTTGTGCCTTGTGTCAAAGCGATAGATGTTTGTGAGATAGTCCATTGATTTAAACCACGGTTAGCCCATTCAGCTAACAATAAATTTAAACTGCGTTTTGCAGTTTTTAAATCGTATGCTGTGCGTAGCTCAAGACCGCATCTTTCAAATGCTTCTTCTATGTATTCAGCTACATCTAGCTCAAAATTTTTAGAGCCTGAAACTG